CGCCGGTCGATCGAGTCGATCTGGTAGGCTTGGTCGAAGGCCGTGCCGGTGCCCTGGAGGTTGATCGCGGTCCGCGGCGCCAAGGCGAGCTCCCCGGGCATCGTCAGCGACAGCGTCCGCTCGTGACGCGTCAGCTCGGCGAGCCGCTGCTGCGCGTATCGGACCGCCTGATCCGTCGTGAGGTTCGGAACGACGTAGACGTAGACCCGCGGCGGCCCCGTCTCATCGTTCGCGGACGCCGAGCTCGCCGTCTGCGTGAACGCCCTCTGCTGCCGCGTGTTCCAGCTTTTCACCGTGACCTCGATGCTGCCCGACAGCGTGAGGGACCGCTCCGCGCGCAGGCTGATCAGCTCGGCGGGAGCCAGGCTCGCGGCTTGCGCTTGCGACGGCGGGTTGAAGCTCAAGATCGAGCCCTGGACGTACACGTCGAACTGCTCCTGGCGCGCGAGGAACACCAGCAGGTCCCACTCGGTCGTCGCCCTGCTGAACTGGTCGAGCGTGATGCTGTCATGCTCCGCGGCGTAGTATCGTCCGACCAGCGTCGTCGTCTGCGTCACGTCCGGCTGCAGCCCGTGTCGCTGCGCCAGCAGCGTCGCGATCTCGCTCGACGTCCGGTTCGCGAACGTCTCCTGGGTGCGAGCCTCGATCAGCGCCGCGCTCAGGTCCCGCCCTTCGATCTGCACGGTCTGGCGAAGCACGTCGATCTCCGCCCGGTCGACCGCGCCCTGGATCAGGCTGACGCTCGTGGCCCCGCCGTCCAGGCTCATCGCGACGTCGATGGCGACGCCGGAGGCGGACGCCCAGAACACGGCGTCGAACTCGGGGTCCAGTCCGAATGCGAGACGGGCCGAGAAGCTGTCCGCCGCGTAGTGGTTGGTCGACCGCACCTCGGCTTCGACGGCTCCCAGAACCTGCGCTCCGTTCACGCGGACCACCAGGCTCGGCAGGCGAGCGCTACTGGACGACAACGCCGCCTCCGGCGCTCGGGTCCTGATCGGGCAGGCGCAACGTCACGACGCCGACAAGCACCGGGTCCGAGAGGCCGTTCAGCCGGGCGATGCGGATCCACTGCGTCGCATCCCCGAGCTGCGCAGCGGCGATCTGGAACAGGTTGCCGCCGGCGACGGTGATCGTCTGCATGACGCGTCCTTCTCAGGTGCTGGCGGCTGCAAGGTTGGCGGCAGCCCGGCCGAGATAGGCGCGGGCGGCCGAGAACCCGGCGAGCTGCCGGGCGTCCGACGACGCGGCTGTGATCGCCGCGATCCCTTCGGCGGCCGAGCCGCCGCTGAAGACGGCGCCGGGATCGAGGCCGCTTTCTGCTGCCGTGAGCCCCGCGTCCAGCGACATCTCCGAAGTCCCGAGCACACCCTGCGCCGTCCCGTATGCGGCCGCGCCCAGCGTCGTGGCCCCCGGGGCCGCGACCGCCGCCGCCGGCCCGGACAGATCGACCCCCGACGGAGCGGCCGCGATCGCCGCGCCGACGTCTGACAGGACCGAGCCGGCGAGCGACAGCACGCCGGCGACCAGCGCCGTCGCCTCGTCCCGCAGCACCGCGCAGGTCAGCCGGAACGGTATCCAGAACGACGACTTGAAGTCCGCTTGAAACGATTGCACGACCACCGAGTAGAAGAAGACGTCCCACGTCAGCGGCAGCACGGCGCCCTGGCTGCGCAGCACGGTCAGCGCGCGCGCGCGCTCCGTCGCCTCGCTCCCCGAGAGCGTCCCGCTGATCGTGATCTGGCTCGGCCGATCGCCCATCGCGTCGATGATCCGGACGCCGCCCGGCAGCTCGTGCTGGACGATGCGCTGCACGCCGCCGAACGAGACTCCGGACGCAACCTCGAAGTCGCGGAAGGCGATCGTGTCGAGCAGCAGGACCGTGTCACTCATCGACCATCCCTTCAGCCGATCGGCGCGCCGGGCCACGCCGGGCTCACCCTCGGATCGAAGCCGGTCAGCGAGGCGGCGGGGCGGCTCGCGGCGCGATCGAGCTGATCCGCCATCCAACGGCCGAGCGGCGCGCCCTCCAGATAGATGTAGACCTCCATCGTCCGCTGATCCGCGTCCTCGCCTGCCTTCGGCGCCGAAGGCTGCCGGTCTGAGTCCGCCCGCTCAGGCGCGACGATGTCGCGAGCGGGGCCCGACGCTCGCGGATGCGAGGCGCCGCTCGATCGCCTCGGCTGCCCGGACTCGACAGGGGTCGCAGCCGGCGCCGCGGACCGGCTTGGAGTCGCGTCCGAGGATGGCGGCGGCCGTGCAGGCCCGATCGGGCGCGCGGGCGGAGGCGGCGCCAACGCCGCCGGCTCGCGTGCAGTGACGATGCCGTCCGGTTCAGCGCGCCTCTGCGAAGGCTCCGGCGCCTGCGGCGCGCCGCGGTCCCGGGAAGGCTCCGCCGCGGCCGTCGACGGCGCGGCCCGGCCCTCCTCCGCGACGCCCTGCGCCGTCGGCGCCGCCGCCAAATGGGCGATCGGCGCCGCAGCCGTCGGTGCGGCAGTCTCGGCCGGCGGGGTCACGACCAGCGGCTCCGGCGCCTCCGACGTCGCCGCAGACGACGGCCGATACGGCCCCGCATCGGCCACAGGCTCCGCCGGAGCAAGCTGCCGTTCGCCTGCAGACGAAGGCGCCGAGGCGGTCGCCGGCGCGTCGTCCAGCTTCTCGAGAGTGACCGCGAGGCCGCTCGACGGCCCCCGCCTCGCGACGTCCGGCTGCTCGTCCGCAGGCTCAGGACCCGCCACGACGGGTCGTGCGGGCTGCTGCGGCTCCTCCGTCTCGGCGGACTGAACCGCCTCGCTCCTCGGCGGCTCCGCCACGCTGGGAACAGCCGGCAAGCCCGCTGCCGCGCGCAAGCTCGCGAGCCTGACCGCCGAAGCCTCGACCACCCGGTCCAGCTCGATCAGCTCGCGCCTGATCGCCTGCACCCCGGCCGAGATCCCGTCGTCCAGCGCCAGCCGGATGCCGATCTCGTATGCTTCGATCAAGCGAAGGCTCCCTTCACGGCCGCCCGCAGCGCGGCGGCGACGGCGTCCGCCACGTCGGTCGCGATCTCGGGCGCGGCCGCCGTGGCAGCCGGGGCCAGGAAGGGCCGCGGCGGATCGTGCCGCGTGCCGAGCTCCTGGTCGACCGCGACCGGATCGGCGGATCCGACCGCCGCCTCCCCCGCGTCGACCGAGAAGTCGATGCCGTCGCGCAGCGCTCCCGTCCGCCGCCAGGGCGCGCTGTGATCGTCTCCGGGCTCCGCCGACAGGGTCCGCCGCACATCGTCCCGCAGCCGCTCGGCGCCGCGCTCGAGCGCATCCTGTTGAACCTGCGCGAGGTCGAGCCCCTCCAGCCGCGCGATCGCCGCTCGCAGCTGCGCGGACAGGTCCGACATCTTGCCTACGAACCCTTCCAAGTCATCGACGCCCAATCGAACGCGCGGCCGTCGAGCGTCCCCAGGATCACCACGCAGGCCAGACGCTCCGCCTGAGGCAGGCTGAACGCGACGTCGAACGGCACCCCGTTCCGAACCAGATACAAGCAGTCGATCAGATCGGGGTGCCGGCTCAGTTTCCCGCTTGGGTTCTCGCCTCGCTCAGGCCGGTCGCGACCGGGTCCGCGTGCAGCGCCTTGGCCACCGCAGAGATGCCCGCATCCCCCAAGCGGGACACCAGGCTCTCGATCTGCTGCTCGTTCACGGGGGCGGGCACCGGCACCTCGTCGATCGCGGTCACCGAGCACGCCAGCGACGCCATGCCCAGCCAGTACTCGTTCTGCGCGAGCGTCGGCCCCGCGGCCTTGAACAGTCGAAGCCGGTCCAGCGCGTCCATCCGGCGCAGCTGCAGCGTCCGGCCGGCGGCGTCGGTCACGCTGCGCTGATCGATCGCCGCGGCGACGATCCGTTCCGACGGCGAGCGGTGCTGCATCAGACCCGCCTCCTGCGCGACGCGAAGAACTCCAGCTTCTGCTTCACGCTCTGATCGCCCTTCCACTGGCCGGCCCCGGTCAGCTTGAAGACCACGCCGTCGTACTGATAGGTGGACACGGAACCGTCCGTCTCGGTGACGTATTGGTAAAGCGTGCCCGGCGGCACCGGGCCCTGCGCGAAGTACGCCGCCTCGGCCGCGGCGATGAAGTCGTCCACCGCGGACGTCCCGCGCTCCACCTCGAAGCTGCCGTCCCAGCCCTTCGGCAGCTCGGCCGCGATCTGCGTGCCGTCCAGCTTGTCGACGCGGATCGGCCGCGTCATCTGCCGGCTCTCGAACGACGTCACATGCGACAGATCGACGCGCCCTGCAGGTCCGATCACGACGAGCTGGGTGTCGCGGCCAAGCGAGAAAGTCGTGTTCGACATCAGCGTCTCTCCTTAAGAGGTCTGGCCGCTGGGCAGCGTCTGGCGGGAGACCTGCACGGTCTGGCCGCCCTCGAGGTTCACGATGAACTTCTCGTTGATCGCCTGGAACTGCACCTGCGCGTCCGACTGCACGTAGCCGAGCGACGTCCGGGCGATCGGATTGTTGGACGTGTCGCAGATCACGCTGAACGGCAGCGTGCCGTCGAGGCTCCCGAGCAGCCCCTGGCCGAGCATGTTCTGCAGGTCGGCGTTGATCAGCTGGCCGACGTACAGCCCCATGCCGGTCGACAGCGTGGCGGCGATGTAGTTGGTGAGGCGCGTGTAGTTGTCGCCGTTCGTCGCCGCGTCGCTCGACGAGTTGTGCCCGCCGCGGACGCCCCAGAAGGAGCCGCCGGGCTGCGGGTTGGCGATCACGTCGATCCCTGCGCCCAGCAGCGCCGTGAGCTCCGCGGACGAGTAGGACGTCGTCTGTCCCGATCCGGGGGCGCCGGATTTCTGGCTGCCGATCACGCCATACAGCTGCTTGTTCAGGCTCGACTGCTCAGGCGAGAGGTTCGAGAGCCGACCCGCGACGAAGCCCTGCGGAGAGACGAGGCGCACCGAGCCGTTCACCTGGTCGGACCACCACAGCCAGTCCCCGAACATCAGTTTCGCGGCGTAGCTGTCCAGGCCGGCCGTCTGCTTCGTCGACACCGCGTTGGCGATGCTGTCGCCGCTCGGTCCCGTCAGCAGCATGTAGACACCTTCGGACAGCCCGAACCCGGCCTGCACCGTCCACTGCGTCGGGTCGTCGCAGTCGGTCAGCAGACCGATGCCGCAGCCCTGCCCGCGCAGCGCGTACATCCCGCTCCGCGGCAGCGCGTCGACGCCCACCAGAGTTGCCGCGTTGACCCCGGCGACGCCGTCGGTCCCGCCTTGGAAGGGGTAGCCCATCGTCACGGGCGCCACGCTCACCTGCGTGCCGAGCCCGCCTTGCGCCGTCACGAGCTGCGACGGCCCGCGCTGGATGCTGACGCCGCCGTTCACCCCCGCCACGAGGTTGTCCCAGAAATGGACGCCGCTGCCGGAGACGCCGTCGAAGACCTCCGGCTCCAGCCCCGGCAAGGTGATCGTGAGCTGCCAGGTCCCGCTCTTCGAACCCGGAGCGAGGAAGACCTGCAGTTGGTTGCCGAGCGAGCCTGGGTAGGCCGCGGTCAGCGCCATCGCGAAGTCGCTGCCCGACGAGCCCTGCACCAGGGTCTGCGACGACAGCTCGGTGCCGTCCGTCACCCGCACGCATCGAAAGCTCTGCGCGCCCTGCTGGACGGCCGTGGCCACCTGCGTGCCCATGTCGTACTTGCGGGCGATCACCGGACCGAACTGGCGCGCGTAGTCCGCCATCGTCGCCACGATCACCGGCTGGCCCACCGGCCCCCAGCTCGCCGCGCCGACGACGCCCACGACGTTCGTCGGCACGCCGTTCAGCACCAGGTTCTGCGGCGGCACGATCTGGACGTACAGGTCCGGAACGACGAGCGCCGTCGTGTTCAAGCTGCCTTGCTGGACGATCGGCATGCGTCAGACCCCCTCTGCAAGCGCAGTCTTGGCCGGCGGCGCAGGATCGGCGCCGACCCGCACCACGTCGAACCTGTTCTCGCCCGCGAGGATCGCGGAGGCGCGGGCCGGATCGGTGATCAGGGCGCCGCGGGCGAGGCCGCCGAACGGCCGCACCACGACCAGGTTGGTGTTCATGGAACCTCCACGTGTCAGCCGATGAAACTAAGCGCGTTGAGCAAGCCGTCGCCGAACAGCATCGCGGGCTGCTCCTGGGTCAGCGTCGTCGCGTACTCGACGCTGTATGTCAGGTCCCGGCGATACAGCTGCGCGTCCTCGGCCCGATCGACGACGCTCGAGCCAGCGAACCGCACCCGCGCCTGAGAACCGTCGGGCAGCGGCATGAACATGACCTGGGCCATCGCCACGTCGACGATCGAGGCGACCTGGTCGCGCAGCGCCGGCGTCGGACACCAGCACGTCACGCGAAAATCCTGCACCTGCCGCCGCACCTCGCTCAGCCCCTCCGCGCCGGCCACGACGCGCGCCGAGAACTGCGCCGCGCCCGGCACGAAGACGCTGGTCCCGCTCAGCTGCGCGATCCGACCCACCCGCACCTGCGCCGCGAGCTGCGCGGCCACGAGGGCGGGAGAGTCCCCCGCGACGGTGGCGTAGGCGAACGTCTGCCCGTCGACGATCAGCCCGGCGATCTGGCCCGGATCAGCCGACCCGCCGAAGGTCGCGGCGAGCCCGGTCACGGACACCTCGAGCGTCGGGACCTGCTGCGCGGCGGTGAACCACGCGACCGGATAGCGCGTCGTGTTGCGCAGCGGGCCGCCCGCCGGGAAGATCGTGACGTTGACCCAGCCCGCTGCAAGATCTGCGTCGAGCGCGGCCGCGTTCGGCCAGCCGCGATAGATGCGGCACAGCGACCCCGCGAGGCTCGGCTGGTCGCTGCCCTGCGGATACAGCGCGCCGGCGACGAGGCTCGCCAGCTGCGTCTCGACGTCCGACTGGTCCGCCATCAGGTGGTCACCTGCCGCACCGCGACGCGCCAGC